ATGATAACATCAGTTGAAAATAATCGTCTTAATCTACTAAATAATCCTGTATCTGCCATGTTTTGTTTTTATAAAAGCCAAGAAATATCTTCTTGATCGTTTGAATAAGGGTTGTCTATTTTAAATGGGTTTTTGTTATACTTGTCAGCATAATTTGGTCCTTGGGAATAACCTCCAGCGTATGATGTACGAGAATTTCCTATACCATTCAACATACTTTTGGTCATTTCCATACTATTTGTTCTAAGTTTAAAAGCGGTTTCACGTAAATAACATCCAATACAGAATGCCATAATCAAATCGTCATTATATCCTCCTTGAGCTTCTGCTCTACCGTTTTTCCATATAAATACTTTCATTTCCTCTAATAGGCGTACAGAGTGGAAAACAACTCCTTTATCCATAACAGCTTCTTGGAATTTTCCAATTGATATGGGGCGAGTTGTGTTTGACATAGTGAAACCAGGTGTCATTTTACTATGATCCATGTAAGGATCAAAGAAATTGTCTACATTATTTGTTCCACCTTTTGGTGAGTAATAAAAGTTTTGATAACCTCTATCTAAAATAGTTTGTACTGTTGACCAACCTACACTTTGGTTTTCAACTGCAAGTAAAGCATTGTTATATTCTGTTGCAATGCTAACTAATAGATTTCCATAATCTTTTGTATTAATTTGTCCTTTATATTCACCTACCTGAGTAAATGTTTCAACATCAAAAATATGAAATCCTGAGTAATCTTTACCATCGCCACGAGCTACATCGGCTACAATAAGGTAATTTCTAGAATAATCTGCTGGGTCCCAAATCCATAGGTTTTGGTCAACTCCACGTTTTTCAAGAGGATCTTTTACGTGAAATTGTTCGTAAAAAGTAATATCTTCTGGGGTGAATACTGTATCACCAGATGTTGTAAAATCACAGTCACATTCTTGTGCTGCCATTCGAATACCTAAATCGGCGTCTTGTTGATTTCTCCAAGTTTGGTCTCGTTCAGGATGAACTTCCCAAGGTAATCTAATAGGTAAAAAACTATTATCACCCATTTCTGCAGCGACCCATGTTTTATGAAACCAATTACCTGTACCGTAAGGTGTAGATAATGCAATACAGCCCCCACCAGTTGCTAGTGTTTGTTGAGCTGAGGCCCATATTTCACCAATATTGTGGATGAAGGCAGCCTCATCTAAAATCAATAAAGAAACAGCTTCTGATCGACCAGCATCACTTGAGGCACCAACTGCTTTAACTTGAGATCCATTAGGTAATCGAAGTGTTAACTTATTTGCTTCGTCAGGTTTATTTGAAAATTTTAACCAGGAAGGTAAGCTTTCATACATGAATTTTACCTTAGTAACCATATTTTTAGCAGTTTCCTGCTTTGTTGCAATACAAAGAATGTTTTTATCTTCGTGAAATAGCATCATCCACAATGAATAACCTGCAGCTAGTGTTGAAATGCCTAATTGTCGAGATTTAAGTACTATAGAGTATGGGTTCTCTTGGAATAATGTAAGTACTTTTTCTTGGAATGGGTAAAGATTAAATTGGATACGTCCGCGTTTTGGATGCTGGATGTAACAGTATTTTTTCATAAAATATGCTGGTGAAGTTGCACATTTTATATATTCCTCTCGGACTACCTGTTTTAAATTTCTTTCTTCCATTATTTAACTACTATAAATGTAATAATAGTAAGTACAGAAGCCACGAATCCTCCACCTAACCACTTAATTCCTGATTTAAGGTTATTATTTTTGCGAGTTAAATGGGTAATATCTTTTTCAAGATTAGTGATAACTTTATCTTTTTCAATAACTATCTTTTTATAATTATCTATTTGACTATTATAGTTTTTTTCTTTTTCAACATATAAAATAATAAGACTATCTTGAGAATCAATTTTTTCGTTAAGTTGATAAACTAGTTTGTTTACTACTTTAAGTTCAGCAATAGCCGAATCACCCTTAACTAAATCAATAGCTATGAGTTTTGCTTTGCTATATGAAAAACAAATTTTATTTGTATCTTTCTGCGAAAAACTGGTGGAGCTCAGAAGGAGAAGAACTAGTAAGGTTTTTAATTTTTTTACCATAATATGTTCGATTTTTAGTTAGTTCTTTTTCTGTTTTTTTAATTTCATTACTTAATGAATCTATAACTTTTTGTTGTTTACCTAAATCAATAGTTAATGTATCTTGTATATTTTTTAATTTATTGATTTCGGTTTTTAAGCTATCTATTTCTTTTTTTTCTTTATCGTAAGTGTTTATTTGTGTGGGTGTAGGTCTAAAATATATTAAAAATATCAATAATAGCAAAAGTATCCCACCTATGATTAGATGGGATAACTTTATTTGATATGCTTTTTCTTGGATCATATTTCAACATCTCTACCAGCGGCACGTTTCAAATCATCCATCATTGTTTTAGGAAATTTAAACTTGTCTTTTGCTAGTTTTAAGATACCATCAATTTTAGCTTTATCTTCTTTATTTTTCTTAACAGACGATAGAAATTGATTGAATTTAACTTTCTTTTCTTCAGGTGTGCTTCCTAATTGTTTTGCGGTTTCATCACCTGAAATGTCTTTAGCTGATGGGCCTTCTTCATCATCTGAATAGGATACATCATCGAATCCATCATCTCCCTTTGTACGAGTAGCTACTTTTGTTTTAGGTTCACCTGCTGGTCTTCCTTTTTTACCTGTAGAAGTTGGTTTTTCTGCTTTAGGTTCACCTGCTGGTCTTCCTTGGGGTTTGTCAGTAACTGTTTTTTTAGTTACTCCAGTTACAGATTCACCTTTTTCTAGGATACCTACGTCAATAAGTTTATTAATAAGTGGGTTAACTTCTTGCTGGATAACTCCCATTTCATTAGCTATGTCTCTTTGGCGGATTGGTTTTCCTTCTTTTTTGGTTTTTTGAATAATTTCTAATGCTTTAGCAAGTTTTATTTCACCTTTTTTAGTTGAATCTTTGATTTTATCTTGCAATTTAGCTAATTCATTTGGTTGAGCTATGATAATATCGTAGGCCATTTCATTTAATTGATCTTCTTCAAGTTCAATTGTTCCTCCGGTTTTAAGTTCTTTTTCAGCATCTACTTTACCAGTAGAGCTTAAAGTACTATATGCTGGGTCTTTTTTTAAGTCTGGGATAGCATTTTTTCCAGCATATGAGGTTTCTCCTAGGGCAGCTGAGATTTCTTCACGTATGATTTCAAGTAAACGAGTTTTTTTCATGTCTAAGTTTATTTATAAATATTAGAGACCTATTACTTGTTTAATTTTCTGTATTCTTTCCTCAGTACTACCCGATAATTCAGCGTAGTTTTGAAGTTTATTTCTATGTCTGGTAATCAGTTGTTGGATTTCTTTATTAACTTGGCTTCTATAGTCAGCATCTACAACACGTACACCATTATCTTCAAGTTCTACACCTTCAGGTGAAACATAAAATATGTAATCATACTCGCGAAGTAAATGCGATACAGCATCATTGAAATCATCCGCTATAAAATATGGAATTGATTTAGCTAAGCGAGTAAACGCCATTACATCAATTACAGTTCTATCTGTGATCATATTATCGAACATAAGTTCACTTGCACGTTCAGCCATAAACACTATTTGACCCTTTAATGTTGAATCTGTGTTTAATGGGATACCTAAATCACGTAAATATTTTGAACGTTCTGTTTTAAATTCATATCCTGCAAATTCAGGTAATTCTTTTAATGCATTAACTAGTGTTGTTTTACCAACTGAGATTGTCCCACAAAGACCTATTTTCATAACTTTTATTTAATTAAATTTTCTGCTACATAAATTGCTTGCGCCCCTGATACTGTAATACCTCTTGCACTTAAAGCATCACCTACGAAATGTACGTTTGGATAGTCGATCAAACTAAGATTTTCATAGTTTACTTTTACCTCAGGTGAAAGATATTTTACTTCAGGAATGTACATTCCCCAATCATCTCCAAGTGTAGGGAATACTTTTTTCATATCCATGATAAAGTCCATAACATATTTGAAATAACCACCCATTGCAGGTTCTACAACATGAGTTAAAGTATCTAAACTAATTTGGGTTGAAGTTACATTATTACCTTCTGATGTTGTTGATGGAGTACGAGATGGACTATAATATAAACCAGTTCCTTTTGATTGTAATTTATTTACTACATCACGTGACCAAGTAAATGGATCTTCAATACCATTGATTTCCATTAAGATACCAAAGTTAGTCATATTATTTCTATACGCTTCATCTTTTTTAGCGTGACCATTGTAACTGTGATCGCCATATGTTTCTTCTACAGCAACATAAGCAGCATTGTTATTTGTACAGAATGAACGTAACGATACTCCTTCATCATCAAATTTTCTATATAACTTAAAGTCATATGAAATATCAATTAGTTTTTGGAAGTGTTTTTGTGGTGCCTCAAATCGAACACCAATTTGAACTGATTTAGGTTCGTCTGGAAGTTCATATTTTTGGGCTAATTGTTGAGCAAAGTCAATGCCTGATTTACCTACAGCAAAAATAAGTTCATCATATGTAAGAATAATATTGTGGGTAAAAACTCTATTATTTTTAAAATCAATTCGTCTTACCTTTTCTTCCCAATAAAATTGTACACCTTTAGATATTAAATAATCGTACCAATTTTTAGCAATTTCAGATAGGTAATCTGTACCAACGTGCCATACTGGGAATAAACGTAAACCAAAATATGGTTTAATAAATTCAGGTTCCTCAACAGGATTTGAACATTGTACTTCTTCAGGTTTAGGGTGAAAACGTTTGAAATTGGTAATTACTTGATCCATCAATTCCATTGCTTTTTCTTCACCACAATATTTAGATAATTGACCTCCAATTGCTGTATGGTATGTTAATTTACCATCACTCCATCCTCCAGCACCTAAAAAACCTGTCATTACTTCTTCAGGTTTACGTTGGTATGGATCTTTACCCATATCAATTACTTTGATTAATTCTCCAGGATAACCATTATCCACTAATTTTGTTGCAGCGTTGACACCGGCAACGCCTGCTCCTACTATAACTATTCTTTTGTCCATATTTTATTTTGTGTTTTAAAGATACAAAAAAAAGTGACCCAATCCAAAGATTGGGCCACAGCTCCTAAAATTTTTTTAA